GTGGACTCTGAGATGATTAATATCGTGATGAGTTCGTACAATTTTAACAATATGACCAAGACATCACCTTTCTTTGAGTACCGATCCGTGACGGTGTCGCGCCCATTGCCGGCGCCAGATCGTGCAATTGTGGCAGGCATGCGAGCGTGGGACATGTCGTATTTCAGGAGTTTGGGTCAGTTGAGTGACGAAGATTGGATGCGTCAGCATGTTTGGAAACGCTCAATTATGACCGGCATACCTGGTTTGGACTGGAATTGTCATGCTGTCGAACGTCAGATCCCTCCACTTTCACTGTTATGTATGCGTAGTATGTCAACATATAACCAGTCCTTTACAGGCGGCCCACACGGGCAGTATACTATTCGCACAATCGACAATCTTTTTCCAACCAAGTTAGCGAATAATTTAGCAAAATATGCCAATAACTCCCATCAGACAACAACCCAATTTAAACGTATTGCGCATATAGTCCCTCGTGCCTTAAAAAAACAGTTGTACTCAATTGACACGGAGAAATATTTACGGACTTTGAAATTTGATCCTGACCGTGTTACTCACACGAAAATGCCATTAAATACATCCAGTGGGTCACGATCGGGGCCAACGATGGTGTATGCAGCCCGTAATGGTGTGTGTCGGCGTAAGGTCAGCGTAGTAGGAAAAAAAATTGAACAATTATCATATGCTGTGCGTGACTTTAGACGTGTCTTAGAGCAAGCGAAGATAGGCAAATCTGTACCATTCGCTGATCCAGCTTGGACTTTTGTCTTAAAGTCCGAAGTTGCTAATCGTGCCTTTAAATTTACAAAAGAGTCTTCGGATAAAGTTGCAGAGAAAGTTCGAAATTATGTGATCCCGTTCACAACATTATATCTTGGTGAGGATTACGTATTGGGAGCCCGACAGAAGATTGAGCGTGGACGAGCAATTCGTATTGGGATGAAATGGGACCGAGGTGGTTGTCAGGAATTTGTTGACCGTCTCAATGAGGGCTCTGAGCACTTGGAACCTGGTGATCGAATCTGCTTTGGTGATGGAGATGTTGAGAAGTTTGACATAGCCGTTAAGAGACTACTTCTCGAGTATTATTTTGCGACCGGTGGAATTTATTATGACTTCGAGGGCACTGGAAAGGTTACTTTCGAAACTATGGTTCGCAACATGATACTGTCTGTCGTGTACCGCGTGACGCATCTTTATGATCGAATTTGG